TCAGCGGTCTTATCCCTACCGCTGATATTAATCGTATGGTTACCAGCATCGTAATTGACATTAACAACCTCGATGAATCCGGTAAGAACGGTTTCACCCTCAACTATGACCTTGCATTGCTCACCACCCTTAAACGGTAACGCCTGACCATTAGGTGCCACAGCATCGAACCGAAACGTATTACATAGGGCGTCAAGGCGTATTTCACAGCTTGCCGCCGTAAAATTGGTATATTGAACACCGTCAACCTCTAACCTCATTCTGTAATTACCTCAACCTCACCCTCAACAAAAGACACATCAGCGATATTGTTCAATTCTGCGATGAATTCACCCTGTTCGTCATTACCGTAGTAATTGAAACCTAAGAGGCGTGTTGTAGTGGGGTTTGTTTGCACAGCGATAATCTGACTAACGTTGACACGTACCTGATCAAGAGCAGCAAGCACCTTAACTCTCATATCAGTTATATTGTCCTTAACCTCCTGTGCTGACTCACCTTCCTGAATTGCTAAATATTGAGCATCTAATTCAGCGGTCAATTCATCAATTTCACGGGTGGTTTGGAAGTCAACCCGGGTGATGGCTAGATACGCGTAACCAAGGGATGAGGCTGATACAGCGCCATTCAAAACACCATTGTTCTTGCTACGTTCAATACGTCCGGCGGTGTCCTGTCTAATCGGCGTGTCATCATCACCAAAATCAAAGAATCCTATAAATGTCTCAAATGTTGCATTAGCTGAAACATAAAGGCCGTTGACACTTTGGAACAGCCCTGTCACCGACTGAGCAAGTGCCAACGGGTCGGAAACCAAGCCGTTCACATTAGCGGATAATTCACCTAACTGAGCGCTGAATTCATTAATGGTGTCGGCAGCTTCACCAATAAATGAGGTGGCTTCACGGGTTCTTTCTACAATCCCGTTCACCTTATCTACGGCAGCTGTAAAATTACCGGTGAAACTTTCGGTAACACTAAAGTTATCGGCAATATCGGTATTGACTGACGCCTGTACCGTATCGTTGGCTGTGGCAATCTGAGTAACAACATTGCCCGAACTTTCAGGTATGCCAGTACTATCGTTAACCTCAAAGTTAACACTGACCGTGGTGTCGCCATATTCGCTGAATCGCTCATTAAGGCTGTACGTAACAGCAATGACGTTCTCAATCCGACCGTATAAAGGGTGGATGAGCTCACCGGCATCAGCAGATTCAAGTGCCGCTAACAGGCTGTTACGGTACGCAAGGTAGTCTTGTTGTGGTTTATCACTAATGATGATTTCAAGGCTGTACTTACGCGGCCTAAGTCCTAAGTCCTCAACACTCTGAGTGTCACGACCGGGGAACTGCTTAACAACAGTTTTCCGACCGCCCTCAACACTCCCTGAGTCAATCGCAATGGGAATGCCTTTGTATGACCCGTTAATTATTTGCGTTTCATCAGCCATTATTGAGTCACCATGTTCATACCCACATTTAAGCCACTACCCGCTGACGCCATGCTTGTACGCTCAACCTGAGTGCCTGGTAACGCACTGACTGTAATGTTACCGTCAATCGTGCCGGACGGGGCTACGGGAGCCTGCAATGCCTCCAACCCAAAGGCGGCACCAAACTCAGACGCAATAGCACGGAAATCAAAGTTACTGAAGTCACCATTAAATAAAGCACCCAGACCCTGACCGATCAATGAGCCTAAAGCGGATACCACCCCATCAATCGCATTGATCAGGAATGTGAACAGGTCAACCAGTTTCGATAGGATTGGCTCAAAGCCTTTGAACACCTTAATTGCTATACCTTTTAGGGCGGTACCGGCCTTAGCTACCTTAGCGTTAAATGTGTCAAGCCGTGTGTTTGCCTGGTCAACCGCAACATTGGTGCCTGTTAATTCGTTTGTCCATTGCTGAACAAGTGGTACGTTTTGACGTAATACTAAAATCGACCTAAGGTTTTCTTCACCGAACTCTTTAATGATTTGAGTATTAGATAAGCCCAATTTCTCAATCATTGATAGACTTTTAATGATACCTAACTTAGATGGGGCAAATCTGCCACCGGCAAACTTTTCCAACTTAGATAGTGTGCCACGTAAGGCTGTGCCGGCTTCAGCACCCTTAATCTCATTCTTAGCAAATACCTGTAATATGGCATTAGTTTCTTCAAACGTCAGGCCAAATTGAGCCGCTACGGTACCCGCGTTTTTAAGTGCTTCAGCGGTTTCACCCACTTGGGATGCCCCGACTTTTGCACCGGCAGCTAGAATGTTGACGAACTTACCGGCCTGCTCGGAGCCTACGTTCCATTGGTTAAGAGCACCAATCGATGCTCTGATGGCCTCAGGTACCTCAATACCAGCAGCTTTTGATAAGCGTAATGCTTCACGGGTTACCTCGGCCACGGCACCGGGTGTCTTTAATAATTCGGATTTAGCGGATGCAGTTTGTGTGAATGCTTGGGCTACTATTTCTTGCGAAATGCCAAACTCTTTAGCTGTCCTGAGTACATCACCCTCAAGTTCACGGAGCGCACCCCCAGCCGCCCCGGTAATCGCTGATAGTTCTGCTATGGAATCTTGGAATGCACCGCCGACTTGAAGTACTTTACCGGCCGTAGCCAGTGTGGCTAAACCTTTGGCGGCACTAAGGGCCTGTTTGTTGACACCCTTGAGGCTGTTTTTCAAACGGCCACGTAGAGTGCGGTCTAACTTGTCGGCACTTCTTTTGGCTGTCTTAAATTGTTCATTTAGCTTTTTACCCGTCCGTGAGAACTGGTCTTTAAGCTGAATGATAAAACTAACCTTATTTGCCATTACGCGCCCTTTCTATTGATGCTTTTTCTTCAGCAACTAAATCCCTTGACTCAATTACCAACTCAAAGAACTCAACCAGCGGCATTGTTTCCATCTTCTCATAATCAATGCCGCCAGCATAGAACCGCATAAGGCGGGTCATGGCTTTTCTGTGTTCCTCTACTCCCCAGCCATCAGGGATGGTGCTAAAAAACGTGCGATGTACTCACCAACCATTTTTTCAAAGTCACCTAAGTCAAGCTTATGCAGTAACGGCTCAGTCATTTTGACATCGCCATCCAATAACGCGCCGCCTTTTCTAAATAACTCCTGAGCGTAAAGAAATACCTTATTCATGTCACCATCCCATTGATACAGGAGGCTGAGCATCATAGTGCTGGTGATTTCACCATCATCGCCTGATTCCTCAGCAGCATCCTCGGCTTGATCCTTTGTAAGCTGGGCAATAGCTGAAGTTACAGCTTGTTTGATAGGCGTTACCCACTCAAGCTGCTTATAGGTTGGTGGAACTAATGTTACAAAGGTGGCTTCATCATTTTCACCACCTTTAGTGGCATAAGTGACAGGCACACTCAATTCAAATATATGTCCGTCCATTGCGTTGACCTCGCTTGACGTTTAGTGATTATTGCGCTGGGTTTGTTTGAAATTCGATTTCAATATTCCCATCGGTTGCAGCGCTTGATTCAGGGTCTTCAAGGATAGACGCCTGAGTAAACACCTTTGTAAAATCCGCGCCTGTAGGACCAACCAATTCAACAACGTTGTTATTGTCGTTGGCTTTCCAGGCACGCTTAAAGTTTTCATTTTCTTCAGTGGTAGGCATTGAAAACTTAACCATGCCAAACTTGGTAGACAAGTCCTTACTAAAAACCTGTTCTGTCTGACCACCGCCAACAACGGCGTTTCTTACAGCGTATTCACCAAAGCCGTCTTTCCAGCTTAGAGAATCAGCAGTGTATGCCACTTGCACGTTATTCACTAAGATAACAATGTCATTTAATTGAGTTGCCATCTAACTGACTCCTTAAGCGTTAGTGCTGAAAGCAATTTTCATGGTAGCTGCGATTTCACGCAACTGTGTAACAATCGGTACGATCATCTGGATAGTGACCTTACCAAGCGCCTTATCAATGCTAATAATCAAATTATCATTGAAGAAAATCAGTGCATCCTCACCAGCCTCAAGTAACACAAACTCAACGCCACTAAGGTCCTGATATAGACGCTTAGAGTATGAGCGTATCACCTGCTCATTAGCCATATCGCGGCCTTTGATGATATCGCCTTCAGTCAAACGTGACTGA